TTCGTCAACGGCTTTTTTATTTGCTTCGCGGGCGTCTTTGGAGCCGATCAGGCCAATCAGCTCACGCCGCTTGTCAATCTCGGTCTGTATTGCGCCGGCTGCGGCGTCGTCGCCGTAGCTCATTTGCTTGGCTTGCTCTTCGTGCAATCTGCCGATGGCCACCAGCTCCAAGGCTTGGGCCAGGCTGATGTTTTGGGCTGCTGACAGGCGCAAGGCCGCTTCTTCGTCTTGCAACTTCTGCACATGCGCGCCAACCGAATCGGCGCTGCGGTTAAGGGTGGCGATGTATTTTTCGCGCGCCTTTTCTTCTTCTCCGATTGTCTTTAAATTTTCTTTTGCGAAGTCGAGAACATGCGCGTCATAGTCTTTCAGCTCTTTTTTTGCAGCCGATACGGATTTAATCGACGCTGTTTTTTTGTAATTCTTGGTCGCCAGATCAGACACCAGGGCGATGTATTCTTTTTCGCCAAGGGTGCCTGCCAGTCGCAACTCATTGAGCCGCTCCAGCGTGGGCAGGTAGTTTGCATCAACCCCGGATAGCTTCTGGCGGATGCCAAGGAGTTCCGCCTGCGCTTTGGCGTCCTGTTTTGCGGCTTCGCGCTCGAAGGCCCGGTCCGGGCTGGGCACGCTGCCAATGATGGCGGTGGACTTTTTTTGCTTGTCCTGCAACTCTTTTTCAAGCAGCGCCTGACGCTCTTTCAGCGTCGTGACCAGCACATAGTTTTTCGCCTTTTCTGCGGCCTCAATCTCGTTGTTGATCTTGGCCAGGCTGAGTTTGATGATGCCTTCGCTGTGCGACAACTCATTGCCTGCCGCAATCGCAAGACCAACCACCGTGCCAAGTGCTGCCAGCGCAGCCGTGACGGCAGCTGAGCCGCCCAAGGTGACTGCTGCCCAAACCGCACCAATGCCGATGGCTGTGGCCCCAAGCCCAGCCGCAGTTGCCGCCCCGGCAAGGCCGGATGTGATGAACTTGAATGCCGTCTCGTTGTCCTTGATGGACTGCCCGGCTGCATCAATGCCGCCCGAGATGGCCTTGAGCGCGCCAGCGAGCGTGCCACTGGCACCGCTGGCCGCATCCGCCACACCGATGAAGTTGGTGGCGCTGTTGGTCAGCAGGGTGAATGCCTGCCCCACCGTCAGGGTGGCGCTCTCCATTTCCTTTGCCAGCTGGGGGCCGGCCTTTTCCAGCGCATTGATAACCTGCTCGCTGGTGAGTTTGCCCGCCTCTCCCAGTTTGCGCAGTTCGCCAATGGGAATGCCAAGCCCGTCTGCCAATGCCTTGGCAAGGCGAGGGGTTTGCTCCATGACGGAATTTAGCTCTTCGCCCCGCAGCACGCCGCTGGACAAGCCCTGCCCCAGTTGCACCAGCGCAGCCTGCATACTGGCCGCACTGCCACCGCCAATGGTCATGGCCTGACTGATGGACTGGGTGACGGTAAGCAGGCGCGTCTGCGATACACCCATCTCCTTGCCAGATCGTGCAATGGCTGCGTATGTGGTGCCAAGGTCGGTAAATGACACGCGGCCCTTTTGGGCAATGTCAAATAACGCCGTGTACGCAGACGATGCCTCGGATGCGCTACCGCTGGCCAATCGAAGCTGGGTGTTCAGCGTGGTGACGGCATCGGCCATCTTGACCATGGCGTACACGGTACCCATGGTGGCCATGGCCCCAAGTGCTGTTTTGAGCGTGTCTGCCCCTTGCGCTGCCTGCCGTGCGCGGCTGTCAAGCGTGCCAAGCTTGTCACCCACGCGATCCACATCAGAGACAACCGCTGCTGTGCCATCTACCGATAAGCGCAGTTTGACTTCGTTATTTGCCATGCTGGACGCCTGTCAGGTTAATCTGCTTTGTCGCGGCGTTGCTGTGCCCACACATCCAGCGCTGCGGCCTCCATGGCTTGCAGGCCAGCCCATATCTCGGCCCATTGCCGTGTGGGCGGAATGCGTTCCACACAGCGCAGGTAGGTTTCGATGCCGCTGTAGTCCAGCCCGGTGCGCTCGCCCATGCCGCCAATGCGCCATTGCGTTTGGATGCGGTGCCAGATGGCGTAGGTGGGGACGTTGCAGGGCCACAGGTAGCAAAGCTCCTCTGTGCCCTGGTCGGCTTCGATTTGCTGCATGCCAAATGCCGCAAGGGCTTCGTCGAATTGTTCTTGCGGTGCATCGGTGGCCCCTGGTGTGTAGAGTTCTCCGGCTGCCCAAACTCGGGCAACCTGCGCTAGTTTTTTTCTTTCGCGCCGCAGTCCTTGAGGTAGGCGTTAAACAGGATGCCGCCCACGCCCATGACGTTAAGCATCATGGCCAGTGCCTCTTGGCTGAATTCGGCTGGTTCGCCGTTGTCTTCCAACACCAGGCGTTGGCCGCTCCAGCCCGTGATGACCTCGGCCATGAAGTCTTTGACCTTTTTGTTTTTGTCTTCCAGGCGCTCGTTGATTTCGTCCTGGTCAAGCCGTTCGGCAGTGAAGGAAAAGGCAAACAGCTTGTTGACCGAGCCTTCTTTCAGCGTGAACTTGACGCTGATTTCGGAGGTGTTGCTGATGGAAAGTGTTTTCATGGGTGGCCGGGTTGTTGTTTACAGGCTGATGATGCGGATTTCGTCGTTGCCGGACACGGGCATGATGCGCATGTCAAGGCCAATCACGCGCTTGCCGCTGATCTCTTCCTTCTTGGGGTTGAGCAGTTGCACGGCTGGCATGTGCAGCATGATCTTGTAGCCGGTGGTGGTGCCCAGCACAAAGCCCACGCCTTGCGTGGTGTTGGCTTTGACGGTGGCCATCATGGAGACCTCTTGCGCGGCGCTGAGTTCGAGCGTCATGGCACCAGCGGCCTTGCGGTCGCTCAGCACCACTTCTTCCGTGGTGAGCATGGGCACAAAGTCAACCTGGTTGCCCCAGTCCAGCGTCAAGCCGGTGGAGTTGTAGGCCGTGCCACCCGACAGCGCGCCGGTAGCGTAGGTGCAGCCAAGCTGGATGTCCGTCACGTTAGCCTTGGTGATGGCCACAGGCGTTTTCCACATGGTGAGCGTGGGCACCACGTTGGACACGGCGGTGACGCCGCCATCCAGACCAACGAAATCGAACGTGAGCGACGGAACCTCGCCCGATTTGGCGGACAGTTTGACGTTGCCAAAGCAGCCCAGCAGCTTGTGCAAAACGCCGTCGTCATACCAGTAGATGGTGAGGGTTTTCAGGGAGTCGGTGGCAGGCAGGTACTCCACCCGGTTAGGGGTGGTCAGGCCGGTGGTTTCGGCATTGGCACAGCCCAGCAGCAGGGCACCCCAGGCGGGCGCGGTGGCAGCGGTGCCAGCACCGGCCAGTTTGACGGTGAAGCCGCATTTGACGCTGGCGGTGCCCACCAGTGAGACGCTGTTGCCCAGGTAGGCGCGGATGATGTTGAGGTCAACGTTTTTGGCATCCAGCGGGGTGATTGACAAATCACTGACTTCGAGCGCGTTGGTGGTGTTGACGGGAACGGCATCGGTGCCGCTGGTGGTCTCGACTTTGGCGAGGATGACGGTTTTGCGGATGAGGCGTGCCATAGTGGTTTACTCCGGTGTGGGTTTGGTTGTGGCGTTGGTGGGGGTGATTGGCGGCTCTGGCTGGGTCGGCGCACTGGCCAGCTCTGTGTTTGGTATCCAAGCGCCTTCGCTGGCGCTCCAGTGCCAACTGCCACCGCCAGGCACGGGGGTGTTTTCCGGGGTGGCTGCGTTTTTGGGTTGCAGGGTGCTGGTGGTCATGGTGTTGGCTTTGTTGGCGCTCAGGCGGAAATGGAGGCATCAGGCGTGATGTGCCACACGTTGAATAGGAGTTGGCAAACGCCAATCTGGGTATCTAGTTCGTCTTGCGCCCAAGCCATTGCCACTGCGGTGGTGTCAATGGCCTTGCCGCCTAAACTGCGGTCGGCCATGACACGTGCATGAACATCCTGGGCAAGCGCGTCGGCAGCGCGTGCGGCGCTGACGCCGGATGCACTACGGGCCACGCACTCGACACGAATACGGGTGCTCCAGTCGGTGGTGCCTATGACTGCATGGGTAGCGGCTG